GACAAGACTAAGCAATACGTTGCGGGCAAGTACAAAGAACTTTTGACCGAAGCAAATAAAGAGTTGAAAGTTGTTCCTGTAGTGGTTGAAGATGCACCAAAAGTCAACATTCAAGATCGTATTCGTGAGAAGGCAAGCGAAGAGGCTGGAGAGATAGAAGGTCTCATTGATGACTTTGTGACTACTGGTTGCAAAAATACTATTGATATGGATTCTTATTTTCGTTCGCGTAATCTATCATCCGTGGTGATGACAAAGATTTGTAATGTCTTTATTGAAAGAGCGAAAGAGATTGAAGAAGTAATTGATACAACTGATCCGCAATTGAAAGAAGGTTACTCTAACTTTAGTAAACCAGAGTTGCGTAGATTCAAAGAGTTTTTGGATTCAATTGTCGTTGCCGCAAACAATCGTGCAAGTATTAAGCCAACGCGCAAAAAGCGTAAGGTAAAAGAGAAGCCTGCAAGTGTTTTAGTTTCTAAACTGAACTACCTAAAAGACTTTGCAGAACTTGGTTTGGTAAGTGTTCCGCCAGAGAAAGTGGTTGGCGCATTGCAATTGTGGACATATAATACAAAGACAAAATTGCTTGGTGTTTACAATGCAGATAACGCAAAAGGCTTGTCTGTGAAAGGTAGCACATTGCAAAACTACAATGAACAAACATCCATTGGCAAACGTCTACGCAAGCCAGCGGCAACTATCAAAGAAGTGATGGAGGCTGGCAAAGTTAAAATCAAGAAGATTCTACCAGACTTGTCTACCAAGGAATCAAACTTGACAGGACGGATGAATTCTGATACAATTATCCTCAGAATAGTTAATTAGGACATTGAAATGATTTTACTCGACTTGAATCAAGTCATGATTTCCAACCTCATGATGCAACCAGGAATTGCTAGTGGCGGCATCGATGAGAATTTAATTCGCCATATGGTACTCAATAGCATTCGCATGTACAATGTGAAGTTTAAAGATGAGTATGGCGATCTTGTAATCTGTGCAGATGATAAGAAGTACTGGCGCAAAGATTTGTTTCCGTACTACAAAGCGGCGCGTAAAAAATCGCGTGAAGAATCTCCATACGATTGGAATCTGATTTTCGAAACTCTTAACCGAGTGCGTGATGAGATTCGCGAAAACTTTCCATACAAGGTTATACAAATTGATAAGACTGAAGCCGATGATGTGATCGGTACAATCTGTACAAACTATGGCGTTGAATTGCGAAATTCTCAAAGTGAAAAGATTCTGATTCTTTCTAGCGACAAAGACTTTATGCAATTGCAGAAGTTTGCCAATGTAGATCAGTATAGCCCTATGGCAAAGAAGTTTCTGAAAACCTCAGAGCCAATCAAATTCCTTAAAGAACATATCATCAAAGGTGATAGAGGTGACGGCATTCCTAACATTCTGTCTAGCGATGACACATTCATTACCGAAGCCCGTCAGAAGCCTGTAACTGAAAAAAAACTAAATACATGGGTAGCGCAGAAACCAGAAGATTTTTGCGATGCATCAATGTTGCGTAATTACCAGCGAAATGAAAGTCTAATTGATTTGTCAAAAGTACCTAGTGAATATGCAGATAGAATTTTAACCGCTTATCGTAGCCCCAAAGAAGTGAAGGGTAAAGATAAAGTACTAAACTATTTCATCAAGAATCGTATGAAACAATTGATGGAACATATACAGGAATTTTAACATGCCGACTGACATTAGTAGAGCAACCATACCAGAGTTGCTTAAAATTGTAAATGATGTACCAGCGAAAGATCGCGTGGCTCATTTGCGTGAGATTGCCAATTTGAAACCTGAATTGAAGACTATTCTTACATTTGTCTACAATAGAGATATTCAATTTGATTTGCCAGAAGGAACGCCACCATACAAAGAACTTGACATTCCAAACAATTGGGGCTATAATAGATTACACAAAGACTTGAAAAAGTTTGGGTACTTTGTAAAAGGCGCAAAGAATAACCTTACCAAGGTTCGTAAAGAAAGAATTTTTATTGAAATGCTAGAAAGCATTTCTGCTGACGAAGCCAAACTAGCCATTATGATCAAAGATAAAAAATTGACAGGCTACAAAGGCATCACCCGCAAGGTAGTAGAAGATGCACTACCTGAGTTGTTCGTAGGAGAATCGCAGGCTTAACATGTCGAAAACGGATAAGAAGATCAAAGGGTTTCGAGAATTTCTCGAAGAAGATGAACGTAAACCTAACCCAAAGAAAAAGTCTCTGAGAGAAGACAAAGGAAAGACTCACCAAAAGTTGCAACACAAGTTGCGTAGTCTTGATCCGAAGAATTTTTCAGAGGATGATTTTGATGAATTTGAAGATGAATGGAGTATGAAATGAATAATGGTCTAGTTGCTTTTGTGGCACTCTTTGTTATAGTTTTTGCGATTTTATCGCCACTTGCATTTATTTGGTCTGTAAACACTTTGTTCGGACTAACAATTGCTTACGGGTTTTGGGAATGGTTAGCGGCACTAGTATTGCTTTCATTCTTATCCGCAAGAAATATTTCTACATTCAAGCAAAAATGATGCTCTGAATGCATATATAGATACATGACAAATAAAACTTTTAAAGGAAGACTGATGCAGTCAATATCCCATCACAGTAGAAAACTAGATTGCACATATGCGATGCCATTCGTAGGCTCACGCACACCTGCGATTTGGGAAAACTGCCGAGGGGGCACGGACTGACTACCTACTAAAAGTCAATCTAAACACAAGCCCCCTAGCCTAAAAAACTAGGGGGTTTTTGTTTATGTTGTAAAAAAACAACATCACTTGACAAGAGTGGTGAAGTTTGATAGAATAGAATTTATCCGGCTGTGGTCTAATGGATAAGGCAACGCTCTTCTAAAGCGTCCGATGTGGGTTCGATTCCTGCCAGCCGGGCCAGTTGTAAAAATACAACAGAGAAAAGTGCTTGACAAGTCTTCGGATTTGACGTATACTTAGTTCTGTTGTGAGTGATTCAGATATGTCTGGATTACAAAAAAGTTCTTTAACAATTTGTATCAGGTATGCACCTATCGTCTAACGGTTAGGACGGCGCCCTTTCAAGGCGTAAACGGCGGGTTCGATTCCCCCTAGGTGTACCAGATTTAATTACATTGGTTCCCAAGCCAGTAGGTAATTTAGTTTGCTTTCAACTGACGGAGTTGAGACTGCTAAGTTACATGAAAGATGGAAATCAGCATAGGCTTCGATCAGTAGTCACGCTGGAACAACTTGGAACGTAATGTGGTTGACAGACAAGTCCGTGGACGGCACGGTAGGGCAGGTTCAAAACTGTTATTTCTGTCAAACATCCAGTGTAATTAAATGTGGTATTTGTTTAGTGTTATCAAGGTATCGTGTATGGACGCATACACTATGCGGGCCTAATCCGCCGGAGACAGGTCCTAATATAACTGCATCGGCTGTGGCACGGAAGCACCGGACGCCTAAATTTGCAAGATAACACTAAACAAATAATACAAATGTGGGTGTGCGCTGAAAGGCTAGGCAACTGATTGCAAATCAGGACAATGCAGGTTCGATCCCTGTCACCCACTCCAGAAGAATATGGGTCTTGCCCCTTTCAGCGGACTGTAAATCCGTCGGCTTTGTTACGAAAGGAAGTTGCCACGTGGAGCGTTACCATCAAGACCCACCATAGTCGCACCGTCAAGGTGTGTCAATCCAGCAGTAGGTGCTGGCGTGTAAAGCGGTGCATCAACGATGTACTTTCGGTATCCGCGTAAGAGATACGGCTAAAGTTCGTAATGCCAAATATTCGGGGGATTGGTGCTAACGGGAACACATGTGCTTTGCAAGCATGAGTTAAGGGTTCGATTCCCTTATCCTCCACCAAATTTTTTACCGCCTTAGTAAAATGAATATTACACATCGCTACGAACGATGAAGTGGGAGTTTGATTCTCTCAGGCGGTGCCAAGTAAGTCTCGCTGGTGTAATGGCAGCATAGCGGTCTCCAAAACCGTTGGTTGGGGTTCGAGTCCCTAGCGGGGCGCCAGATTATTTGGGGGTATAACTTAGTGGTAAAGTAGTAGGCTTTTAACCTATTAACCGGAGTTCAATTCTCCGTGCCCCTACCAGATTGGTCTCAAAGTGTTCATGGACGCACACAAGCCTGTCACGCTTGAAGAAGGGGATCGTTACCCCTTGGGACCGCCAAATGACGCGGTGTATGGAAGTGGTCATCCGTTTGGTCTCATAAGCCAAGAATCGCAGGTTCGAATCCTGCCACCGCAACCAGTTTTAGGATACTTTCAGCAATACAAAAACTTTACTGGAAATAAAGCAAAACGTATCCTGTTATTTTATTCCACAGTAGCACAGCGGTAGTGCAGTTGGCTGTTAACCAATTGGTCGTAGGTTCGATCCCTGCCTGTGGAGCCATATTTAAAGGTGATGTAGCACAATGGTAGTGCATTTCCTTCATACGGAACAGGTTGGGGGCTCGAATCCCTCCATCACCACCAGTTTCGCCCCATTAGTATAATGGTATTACACCTGTTTTGTAATCAGGCTACGGCAGTTCGATTCTGTCATGGGGCACCAAATTTACCGAGTATAGCGCAGTCTGGTAGCGCATCTGGTTTGGGACCAGAGGGTCGGGAGTTCGAATCTCTCTACTCGGACCAAAATCGTGAAAAAATAAATAGTGAAGAAGGAGGTCCGCAAATGGAACTAAATCTTTACGGTAGTCGAATAAAGGCATGTCAAAGGAAGGCACTAAATTACTTTGCCAGCCAGTTGTTTACTCCGCAAATGATTCCAAATTTGCATATCCGAATTAGTTATAAAAGTAATATGGGTAATGAATACGGTTGGGTTTGCGCCGAAGACTATAACATGTCAGGCGAACCGCGTCACTTCATTATGGCTATTGCAAAAAATGATAATGTAGAAACACAAATTCGTACTATGGCACATGAGATGGTCCATGTACGTCAGTTTGTTCGCAAAGAATTAGATGAAGACATGACACGTTGGAAATCAAGAAGAGTAAATATGGATATCATTCCATACAGAGAGTTGCCTTGGGAAATAGAAGCATTTCGATTAGGCGATAAGTTATATAACCAATACATGGAGTTGTAAAATGACAAATGAGGCAGGCAAAGGAAGCGCGCCTCGCCCATTTAGTGTATCTCATGATGAATGGACAAATCGTTGGGATGCAATCTTTGGTCGAGACTTGCAAAATAAAAAAGAGCAACCCTCCGAGGTTGATGACAAGATAACAAGATATAATGAGGAAACTCAACAAGTAAAAATGCGGGATTAGTTTAATGGTAAAACGGCAGTCTTCCAAACTTCAGTTATGAGTTCGATTCTCATATTCCGCTCCAACAAGGAAACAAATCATGCGTAAAATTAATTTGGAAGAAGTGAGAGCATTCATAGCAGACCAAACTCCAGAGACAAAAGTTTATCTTGGATGTGACTCAGAAAGATTTAGAATAGGTGAAGTGTGGTATGCAGATTACATCACCGCAATTGTAGTTCACATCAATGGCAACAACGGTTGCAAATTGTTTGGACAAGTAGAACGTGAAAGAGACTATGATCAAAAAGTTAATCGTCCTCGTTTCCGTTTGATGAATGAAGTTTATCGTGCAAGTGACATGTATTTGCAACTAGCAGATGTATTAGAAGGTCGCCATGTTGAAGTACACTTGGATATTAATCCAGATCAAATGTACGGATCGTCTTGTGTAATTCAAGAAGCAATAGGTTACATTCGTGGAACATGTAATGTGATTCCGCTAGTGAAGCCTCACGCATGGGCGGCTACACACGCCGCAGATCGTTTTAAATATGCTGTCGCGGCATAACAGTATTGGGTTGTCGTCTAATGGTAGGACACCTGACTTTGACTCAGGTAGTTGTGGTTCGATTCCATACAGCCCAGCCATTGGCTATGTTGTTCTTAGTGTAGTGGTCTGCACCTCTCGTTGTGACCGAGATAGTATGAGTTCGATCCTCATAGAACAACCCATATGAAAAAACCAAAAGTTGCAATATTCGTTAATCACCCACAATGTTCTGTGCAAAGCGCACATGGCGTGATTCGTTCATTGTACTTTGATTACAGTATTGATTGTATATCAAATAATCATTTGAAAGATAGAACACTTGCGAAGTATGACATGATTGTATTTCCTGGTGGTCTTGGAGATAGTGATACATGGCACGATATAGTAGAGCCATACAAAGATGCAGTAATGAATCGCATAGCAAAAGGCGGTAGATACTTAGGCATTTGTATGGGTGCATATTGGGCAGGGCATCATTACTTCAACATTACAAACATTAAAGCAGAGCAATACATAACCAGGCCGAATGCGGATGTGAAAAGAAGTTTCGGTACAGTTACAAATATTCGTTGGCTAGAGTATGATGAAAAGATGTATTTTTACGATGGTTGTTCAT